TTGTCGATTTGAGGTTTCACTTTGTATATTTTTTGGATCTCTTTTTGAAAAACTTGGAGTTTTAGCTGTACCGCCAGTAAGCATCCTTTTTGTATCACCCACAAATTCTCCAAATGTTGGTTGATTAGAAATAATTCTACCATCTTTAGCAAAATTTAAACCTCTGCCATAATTTGATACTTTTTGAACTGTAGCATCGCTATACATATCAACTCTTTGTCCAGTTCTCATAGCCATAGGATCAGTTGCTCTATTTTCCATAACTCTTGCAGTATTAGCAGCTCTTTTTTTATCTCTGCTTCCTTGGTCTTGTGCTCCCATTTATCCTCCTAAAAGCGTTTTTTTAAAAGTTTCAGCTTCATCTGTAACGCCTTGATTTGATGTTAAAATCGTATTGGTATAACCTTTTTTCTTTCTTCGAATTTGTATTGCTCCTTGTTCTTCAGCCTTGTCTGTATCTGGCAAAGGAACTGCATCTGGTATTGGTGGGGGTGGTGGTGGCATACTTGGTTTTTTAAATAATGATCCCATTTTAATTCCTTCCTAATGGATTATAATTCACACCTTCTGCAAAAGTTTGCGGAGGTCTTGTATTTTCTAAATCTAATTCTTGTAGTGCAACTGCACAAGTTCTCCAGGCATCTGCAAAATGACTAGAGTGGTCGTGAACTGGTTTCGAAAAAATTTTTTGTTTTTCAATCCATTTGCGATGATACCATCGCATGGCATCGATAAATGGCTTACATCTCTCTCTATCAATATAAGATCGAGCTAATAGTATCTGTCCAGCATGAAGTCCATCTTCAATTGGTAACTTTGGACAAACCTTTATTGGTCGCATACCCATACTCATGGCATATTCTTTTCTTGTATGACCAGTAGACATCTCTCGATGTTCAATATCATGTGGCATTATATAATTTCTAATATTGTAATCAGATTTTCTAATAACATCTGCATAATGATCCAGGCTTTGATTATTATTTGTGTAACAATCAATAATAAAAACAGCTCTACCAATTTGTTGTGTATATAAAACTGTTGTGGCATCCGATATACCCAGGTCAAATACTACATCAACTGGATATCCAGGATCATAGGGGTAACGACCAAGGCGTTTTTCGTTATCCATTTTTTCTAAAATTTTTCCATAGACAGATCCACTAATATTAGCAGTCCAGGAACATTCAAATTCCTGAGAATACTGATCGTCTGTCATCATCTTTTTTGCGTCACGCAGCTCACCAGGATCAACTAATCCAGTTTCTGATGCTTTGTGTACGCAAGTGTACCATTCGGCACTTGTTTTAGCTTGTTCGTACAAATCGTAAAAGCTATTCATTCCTTGTGGAGTTCCAATAAATAAAACTCTGGAGTGGGGAGCTCTATCTGTCATGGCTGGTCGAATAACTTCTGCAAACATTCTTGAGTCCATCTGTGCATACTCATCACACACAACAAAATCAAAATATTGTCCTCTAGCAGCATCGACATTTTCAGCACCAAATAACTGAATACGACCGCCAGTAGGGAAGTCGGCACGAAGCTCTGTCTCATTAAACTTAATACCAGGTATTTTTCTGGCAAATTCTTTTAAGGCATCCCAGGCAACCAATTTTGACTGCACTCTAGTTGGAGAAAAGAAAGCTCCACGAAAATTCTTTAATTTATAAGTTAATGCCAGTTTTATACTGTGGTTCAGAGCAAACATAGTCTTACCAGCTCGTCTGTGCATGACTGCTACTGCAAATCTATATTTACCCAGAGCATTATGTAGTTCTAATTGCTGTGGTCTTGGCTTATATGGTATCTCTATAACCTTCAATGTAGCGTATCTCCAATACTAGGATCAACAAAATCGATACCAAGTGTTTCGCAAATTAACCTGGCAGCTATGATTGCTGACACATCATCCCTAAAATCTTTAATTTTAAGTGTCAAAGTTCTGGTTTTTTCATCGATGTAAAGTTCTGCTGTTAATGTGTTTGTGTGAGTGTCTGATGATCCCATGATATATATATATACAAATGCACCCCACAATTTGGGGGTATCGATATCTTATAAGTTCGTATTTTGTTCTATAATTTTGACTTTTTTTCTCTTTGATGGCAGCTCCAGGTCGACCAAGGATATACTATCCTTTACTAAGCATTGATAGTCCTAGTTTATAACAGTCTGGTCAACATCCTGGTCAAGTTCAGCCTTCGAACCTCTTGTCGTGTGTGCGAGAGCTGCTTGTTTCCCTATCGTACTGGGATCTTTAACAGCTTCTTCTTCACCTTTCCAAACAACAGTAATGACATTATCTCCCTCATTAACTACAGTTTGTTTGTCACCAAATACACTTACGAGCTTACTCGCTACCCACCTGGCNTGNTGTAATCTTTCTCTATTCCATTGAACCTGACTTGGCTCTACTTCTGTATCTAATAGATCTTGCATCTTATCTAACCAGGTCATTGCTCCCATGCGTCTGGCATCTAAAACACGATCTCTAATTTTCTTATCTGTCTTGCACCAACTATTAACAGTAGATAATCCTGGCATCTGTTTTGATTTACAAATACTTGTTAATGTCTCTCCAAGCTCTAATCTATCAATTAGATCGTTCAATACTTTCTCTGATTTCTTCATAGGTTTTATTTTTATACTGTTTTAAATTCATCCTGGCTTTTATCTTTCCTTCCAGGGTTATTTGACCATCTGACATTCCGCCATGATACTTGCAGAGGTATCTTCCATTCTTTTTTAAAATGCCTTTGGCTCTACATTGATTGCGATCATACTTACGAATAGCCTGACAGAATATTTTTTTAGATGGTCTACCTACCATAGATATTCGGTAGTGTATTAAAATTAATATAATATCTTGTCAATTATGTCTACTATTCTTTTATCTCTTCTATTGCTTTCAAGTAACAATGATAGATAAATTAATTCTTCTTCATATTTGCTTTTAACTTTTCTTCTATCCATTCCAAGAGCTCGACCAATGTGAGTCCAGGGATATCGTTTAGCTCTTAACCAAATTAGTTTTCTTGACTCTTCCTCTTCAACAAATTCAAGTAGTATAATCTGACTGAACCACCATCTTGTTATCTGTCTTGGTGTTGGTCTAATTATTATTTTACGATCATTATAACCTTTATCCAACCACTCTAATTTATTGTAATCAACCCAGCTTGACATTTTTTGATGCTTTATTACTCCAGGCAATCTTCTATCTGTTCTTGCAGCTTCATTAAAAAAGCCATCTAATACTACTATATTTATCTTTTTTTCCATGCTCTCACTATTTGTAGATGCACCGCTTCTTCCCAGGCTTGTTGGCTAGTTTTTGGATTTAAATATCTACTGTACCAATCCTGTGTCTTTTCCATGCTATTTGTTTTGATTAAATATCTTCTTCTAATAGCCTCTGGTGAGTTGTGAGCTAGTTTCTTTCCGTCTGTAACTTGTCTGTAATTAATATTTAAATTCTTTGCAAACTTTGAAACTAAATTGGATACATCTACTTTCTTATCTGTCATTTCTTCCTCCTCTACAGTTGATTTATTATGTTTAATTATATTAGTTAATTGGTCTGCCATATCTGTCGTGTTATTTTGGACAATTGTGTCGTGTGTATCGGTCAAATGTGGCGTGTGATGCGATTGCAATGCGTTCGTATCATCAGTTTTATATATAATTTCATAATCAGTAGCTCTGCCTGGATAACCTTTTTTTTTAATTGAAAGGTAGCCATATTTGACGAGTGATGTTATTCCCCTGGATACACTCCTGAGAGATAAATTTGTGTCCTCTGCAAGTCTGCGATGCGAAGGGAAAAGAGCTCTTGTCTTGTTGTTTTCTCTATCTAGTAAAAAAAACATAACTCTTCTCGCAGCATCATTTAAGTTTTTTTCCGCATTGACAAGTTTTAGTAGTTTCCATTTGTGGATCATAAATATTAAATTTTATTTCCTTAAACTTTGTGTAAGAAGATTTGTAGATTGATTGCCTACGACCAGTATCCGTAATCTCACCTTTTAAAACAATGAGATCAGCTGCAACAACCCAATAAGTTTCATGCTCTTCAATAATCCATCCAGTAGAAAAGGCTGGAGCTAGACTGATGGAGGAGTCTTTAAGCTCTTTCCATCCGATAACATCTTCCATAGGATCTAACCAATAAAAGATGCCAAACCTTGGATTATCTTTAGAAGAAATCATTGGCGGTTACTTTTTCTAATGTCCTGGATTTAATTTGTTGTATATTTTTCCTGGTAGGTAAAGTTTCACCCTTGCACCATCGGTGGACAAGTCTGGCTGCATTTGATTTTTCTCCAAAACCAAGGAAAATAGCCAATTTTCCGTATGTTAAGTCGTTTTTGACTCTAAAAGTTTCCAATTTCATAGCTATAATATCTACACTTTTAAAACTAATTAGTAAAATAATATTTGCTTTTAAAATTAATATACTTGCAATTATAACTAATAGCATTTAAATCTATTAACTAATATGATTGATATACAAAAAAAATACATGGTAGACATGAAGATAAATAAACACCTTAAATCTTTGATTGAGGATCTTAATTTAACACAAGAAGAAGTTGCAGATAAAATTGGTATGAATAAAATTCATCTCAATAAAGTTTTAAATGGTAAAGCTGAAGTATCAATGGATCTTGCAAAAAAACTTTCTTCACTTCCTGAGTTTAATACAACACCGCAAGAAGTTTTATTTCCACCATTAGAAGTAGAATGTATTGGCGAAATTTATCCTTCTGAAGCAGTATCATTATACAAAGGCGTAAGACCAAAAATATTGTGTAAATTCCCTATTTCTCCTGGTTATATTGCATTAAAATCTTATCTTATGCCTAGATTACAGGCAACGACATCGCCAACAGAGGTGTATTTTGATTATTTAATTTTTGATGGTAATTACATAAATAATGATAAATTGGAAAAAGATTTTGATAATAGATTTTGTTTAGTTAATACTATGGATGACAAGATGCTTTGTGGTGTGACTCTAGTAAATCGTAGCGATGATAAAATTTGCTCAATTACGCAACTAGGAGCTTCTGCACCAGTTAGAAATGTAAAAATAAAAAGTGCTGCTATTATCAAAATTGGTACTAATTCCTCTTATCATGGCATTTTCAATAGTTAATGCTAATACACACTACTACAAAATAATTAGCAATTAATAACAATATTATTTGACTTGTTAGCAAATATTGCTAACTTTGTTCAAATGGAAATCACATCAAATCAATCTGGTGTTAAATTAATACCAGCTTATTATCAATTACATGGTTTAAGCCATTTTTCACCATCACAACTAAACAAGTCTATGAGCTCTTGGTTTTACGA